TGATTGGTTCTGGTAGGTTCATTGTTGATGAGCATCTTATCGAAAAAGATTGGGCTAGTGTTCAGAAATACCCAGCAGAAAGAAAGGCTTCTTACTCGTTGTTCAACCAAATGGCGAAGATAACCAGAGATAAGAACAGCCTCTTCCATGACGATAGACTAGACGCAGTGGCAGGTTCATGCCGACACTGGGTTGAATCTCTCGCTCAAGATGAAGACAAAGCAGCGTATGCAGCACAGCGTAAATCGTACCAAGAACTAATGTCAAACCCTTTAGGTAATGGCAGACCCATGCGCGGATATGAGAATCACATCCGTGGCGTTTCCCCTCAAACTTCCATAGCGTCCCTTAAGAGGCGCTGGTAAGGATTATTATGACTAAATCTGTTAAGAAACCCGCTAAGATTAAAGAAGTAGAAGTAGAAGTAGTAAAGGTTGCACCTGTGTTACACGCTCATAAACTTAAACTCCCTAATGACCCACAAGGATTCTCAGGAAACCTTCGCCGTGAATTAGCACGTGCTGTAGGTCGGATAGCTGGTGACGAGATTCGTCTAGCATCATTCGTAGAGACATTAGAAGTATTCGCTGACTTCGCTCGTAACAAAGCTGAAGCACAGCGCAATGAATTAAAAGCAAAGATAGCTGACAAAGCTGCACGTCTTAAGACTGCACAGGATCAAGCCCTTCGTGAAGCCGCTGCGGTTATCGCAAGCAAGCGCGGAGCATTGGTTAAACTGCAAGAAGAGATAGCAGCGCATGACAAGCTCGTAGAGGACAACAAATGAGTTTCTGGACCCTACCCCTAGGAATATTAAAGTTAGCTCTCAGCAAGGCTCCTAGAGCCTCTGAGGACAAGGTACTAGGCAAGTCCTACCTGATCATTAAAGAGTTCGAAGGTTTACGCCTCACAGCTTACAGATGTTCAGCTAATGTACCTACTATTGGATACGGTCATACTAAAGGCGTTAAGATGTCAGATGTCATCACTATAGATGAGGCCAATGCGTTCTTCGCAGAGGACATCAAGTGGGTTGAAGATACAATCGCCAAGACTGTCAAGGTTCCTGTAAACACAAATCAATACGAAGCCATTGCTTCCCTCATCTACAACGTGGGTGGTGGAGCATGGATTCATTCAACCATTCTACGCAAGCTCAATAAAGGCGACTACAAAGGCGCTGCTAATGAGTTCAAGCGTTGGAACAAGGCTGGTGGTAAAGTCATCAAGGGTTTAACCCGTAGACGTAAAGCCGAGGCCGCTTTGTTTAGAAAGGCAGTTTAATGAAGACATACAAACGTGAGGTTGCAGGCGCTATGCTTGTGTTCCTCGCAGTATTGCACGTAGCAGCAATCTTCTATGGAGATGCTCTACAGACTGCTGAGTATCTAACTACGCCGATCTTCCTGTTCGCAGCAACAGCCTTCGGTGTGGATGCGTACTCTAAGCAGGTACTTAAACAATGATCCGTCTTTATTCGTACCTAGCAGCAGCCGCTGCTGGGATCGGGTTTATAGTGAGTATCTTTCTCGCTGGTAGACGCGGAGCTAATAAAGACAATGAGTTGCGTGATCTCAATGAGTACGTACAAGTTCAAGAAAGGATCAACAATGCCAAAGAAACTACTAGCGCTGATGCTGCTATTAAGCGGCTGCGCCGCAGGGGGAACATCAGGGATTAATGCAATCTGTGATATACAACTGCCTACCGTATCGGTGAACGATACCGACCAAACTATAATAGAAGTAGATAACTACTCTGAAAAGGTCATCTTAGCCTGTAAAGGCAAGTAATATTTAACAACAACAGGGGGTTTTTTATGCCACGTACCAATATTCGCACAGCCACTGTATCAGTAGGTGATTCTGCGTATGAGAAACTAGATGCACATGCGTCAAATGTCTTGACAATACTCGCAACGGGTCGAGACCTATACGTATGCGCTGGGCAACCAGATCTAGGTTCAGCTTCAGACGCCGATTCTTTCTTCCTTCCAAATGGTTTTGCATTAGAGATGCAGCCAGTACCTTTGTCGGAGATCTATGTTAAATCAAGTTCAGCTGGTCCTATCAGCCTCTGGTACGCATAATGCCAGTATATGTTAGCACCACAGTGTCCGAACCTGACTACTCATTGCTTCGCAGTGTAGATCTCTGGTTAAACGACACACAACAGCTGGTTATGACAAGTATGGGTGGTTCTTATGCCATTGATACTCTAGTAGCTACACCTGATGGATCTACAGCAATAACTGTAACACAAACAATAAATAGTGTTTCTACTGTATTGTACACTGGTGTACCTATAGCTTTGTTAACCATAAATGAAAGAGTCATAAGTGATAATGTTGCTACAGTAGTATCAGCGTTAAACGATTTGTTTACTACTTCAACAAAACCATCACATGAACTCTTAGCAGGGTTATCTACAGGCTCTCTATACGCAATCAACTTAAAGGCAGGTTAATTAAATGGCTAATATTATAACTACACTAGGCGTTGACACGCTATCTCTGCGTGGCGCTGGAACAGAATTTAACAGCTTCTCACGTTTCTTTAAATCAAGAGAAGAAGCACTGGCTTCTGTTGCTAACGGAGACTATGTACCTACAGCTGGAGTTACCAATGCGGTACTTATCCTTGGTTACGGCATCATGGTATATGACTTTGTCTTAGCAGATTTCGTTCTTATCACCGAACTAGCAGGTGCTTCTAACCAATCGCCTAAATTCATTGAATTAGACGGCGCTAACGACTACATTGAACTCACAAACCGTGCAGGTGGTTCTGAAGATGTTCTAGATTGGACTAAATCTTGGTCAGTCGGCATCACTCTTCTAGGAGTCACTCATGTAAATGACGGATTATGGATGAGCTTGTTCAGTTCTGGTGGAAACCACGTCACGCTACGCCGTGGTGGATCTAACTGGGGCGTGTATGTCACATCAAACAACAACGGCTACCAGCACGGTGCGAACACTTGGTACGCCCCAGCTGAATTTGACCGCTTGTTGTTCACTTATGACCACCTAACTAACCGACTGAAGTATTACTTAGGTAATCCTGTTTCTGGGGTCTATAATATGAGAGCTAATCTATTAGTTAACTCAAGTGTTATATCAAACAACAGCCCAAGCACTAGCCTATGCGTAGGCAAGTCTGCTGGTGTTGGTGGCGCTGCTCCCGTCAACTGGGACGGTGGAGTAAACAACATGATCTGTTCAGATACGGTACTTGTTGGCCCACAAATCGCTGAGTTCTTCCAAACTGGTGAAGATTTCCCAACTCACGAATACTATCCAGACCTAACCAGCTACATGCGTTTAGGTGAGGACGTGTATCCTAACGTAGTTGATGAAAAAGGCAACATCACTAACGGTGTATTAGTCAACGGTACATCCGAAGACTTCGCAGACGTACCTACAGTCGATTAAGTACAGGCACTACAAGCCCCTCTGAGGACAATAATAGTCTCTCAGGGGGGTATGTGCCTAAAACACAAAGATCAGCCTGTAGCACCCCTTACAGAGCCTCTGAGAGTGTACTAAGTAATACACTTAGGATATTGGATTAGATATTATAGTTATAAAAAAATGATTTAGATTTGCGAGGGGGTATCTACTACTACACGCGTAAGAGTTTCCCCCGTAGCCCCATCCTCGAACAGTAGGGAAACGCGCGGGATCTATTCTAGGAAAAAGAAAACATGCGGATGTGATTGCTGGTGATGCTTGGCCTTGTGTTTATTCATATCTCTTTTGTGATGCTTGCTGCTATCTCTTTTCATCTATGCTGCTATCTCTTTTGATGCTGCTATCTATGCTTGATTGCTTATCCCTCCATACTGAAGGGAAAGATAAACATAATACATCAATACCAATACCAATAAGAACAATACCAATAAGAATAAGAATACCAATACACCAATAAGATAACATCAATAGAACAGAACAGAATAACCAATAGAATAATAACCTATAATTAAATGATAGATATAATCTAAGAATAGTGCTGAAAATAAACCATAGCCAAAAAGCTCTAGTTTTTTATATATTAAGTATATGAATACATTGAATTAAATGGGTATATGGAATAAACGAATCACTACTTAAAAGTGCATGAAAATCACCAGCTGAGATTGGCAATAAACCTTAAACCAATACCATGATATAAAGGATAATTGGCTATTATTGGGTATATCTCGTTTTTTTATTCAATTATATTTATCATATAAACAAGGGATATAAGAGCTATTTTAAGATTAATTGTAAAATAAATCGAATTAATTGCATTTATGGGCTTGTATCCATTTTTTACTTATCCTATCTATGGTTCATCGAAACGAACAACGGCCCCAATAACTACATGGCCAAATGGTGCAACAGGTCGAGCAAAGAGCTTGATCGAAATTTTAGCCTGCTTCTATAAGATGGAACGGGTGGAGCGCTGGAAAGGTTACTTCCAGCATCTAGCTTCACGTTCTTCGGGCTACTTACCACAACGAGCAAGGTCGATTAAAAAGCAAGTGTAGAGCTTGCCAAGCATACTAGGGTATTGATCGGCCATCACTATTGACCTAATTTGGACTTGAGCCAAACATGGGCAGGTGGAAAACATTTCGCGGTTTTAGCAAGGCCGCGAGGCGTTGAAATGCAATCAATGGTGATTGTATTTTTTAGCCTCAAAAAAGGGACGATAAAATGACAAATTCAACAGCAACAGCAAAAGCAATCAAAACAGTTAAATCAGTAAAAGCAATCAAAACAAAAAAGGTTAATCCAATGACAAAAGGTGATAAAAACGTAAAAGCTCTCGAAGCCCAAATTTCAGACACTATCCAACACTGGACAAAAGCGCGGGATGGCGTCCAGTCTGTTTTAGTCGGGCTTGTTAGTCATGTTCATATGGTTAAAAATCAGGATCAAGTGGCGCGGTTGGTCAATATGCTTCTAGATGGCCTTGGTGATGGCATTAACGGCAATGCCATCCGCGAATGGGCAGGTTTACACCTTAACATGGTATTGAACAAAGAAAATAAAATGGCGTCCAAAAAATTCGATATTAAGGCCATGGCGTCAACAGCTGCTGCCTCTAAATGCTTGTGGTATACTCTTAAAATTCAGAAGCCTGTCATGTTCGATTTGGATCAGAAAATTGTTGCTTTGATGAACGCGGCAATTAAAAAATCAGAAGATGCGGATGGCGCTTGCATCGTGGTACAATCTGAAGCTCTGAAAGCTCTGGAAGTATTAGCAACAGCATCCATGGCACGAATTGAAGCGGCCAAAAAAGCTGAAGAATTAGCAGCGAAAAAAGAGGCATAAGAACTGAAAGGATTATAAAGCAATAGCATCTTAACGGGTGCTATTTCATCTATAATTCAACACCAATCAAAAGAGGAAAAAAAGATGAACTATGAACAAACAAAAAAGCTACTTGATCGCATGGATCGCATTGAGACTTGTGGCCGTCTTATGGGCCATGAACTAGCCAAGGACG